AAAACAAGTTATGGACACTTGTCGTCAAGCTAGATACATTTCTCCTTATGAAACATTATTAGGTGAATATGAGGGCGCCGACGGTCAGATTCCCCATACCTATTCAAGTTATTCAGATATCGCGATGGAAACTTTAATGCTGAAGTGTCAACCCATTATGGAAAAGACGACAGGATTAAAACTAAACCCTGCTTATTCTTTTGCCAGAATTTATAAAAATGGGGATGTTCTTAAACGACATAAAGATAGATTTAGTTGTGAGATATCTACGACGATGAATCTTGCAGGAGACCCCTGGGCTTTATATTTAAGTCCAAACGAGAATGTTGGTATACCTAACGGTAAAAATATTACTACTGAAAGCAAAGCTAAGGGCATTAAAGTAGACTTAAAACCTGGAGATATGTTAGTTTATTGTGGCTGTGAAGTGGAGCATTGGAGAAATAAATTTAAAGGTAAAGAATGTATTCAGGTATTTTTACATTATAACAATCGCAAGACACCAGGAGCTCAAGAGAACATCTTTGACAAGCGCCCACATTTAGGACTTCCCTCATGGTTTAAGAAATGATATAGCTTTACGATGGAGACAGTGACTCCACCACATACCTCACTGTCTCCTTCATAAGGCTATATTATATGTTAGGATTTAACGCATTTGCACAGTTCCCCTTTGCCACAGTACATGAAGATGGCAATGTAACTATTACTGCTACTAAGAATGAATTAACCATTAGTATTGGTAATCCTGGAATTACTGCAGACTCTATTGTAGAAACTGTTACAGGTTCTCAAGTCGTATTAGGAATTGGAAGTGTCACCCTTACAGCAGATGCTAATGTTACTGCAGTCAAAAATGAGCTAGTCTTAGGTACAGGAACAGTTACAGTCAGCGCAGATGCTAATGTTACTGCAGTTAAAAACGAACTTGTAATTTCTACAGGAACCGTTACAATAACCGCCGACGCTAATGTTTTACCTACAGGAAGCCCTTTAACGCTTGCTACAGGTACAGCACAAGCGATAACATGGAGTGAAATTATACCAGGAGCAACGATGGTGTGGACACCAATAGACCCAAGTTAATATTATGGCATCAACTTATTCAACAAACGCACAATTAGAAATCATCACAACTGGCGAAAAAGCTGGTCAATGGGGTGGAATTAATAATACCAATTTACAAATTTTAGAACAAACATCTACAGGCGTACTCGATGTAGATATATCCGCAGGTAGCTCAACACTTGTTTTAACAGACGGAGCTCAATCCACAGGAAAAAACCTATACTACAGACTTTATGGTACTTTAGCTGCTAACCGAACGGTTACTATGCCAGGTACTGCAGAAAGAGTCTGGATCATGAAAGATGATACTGTTAGAGGAGCTTCTAATTATACTGTAGGAGTTTTAACCGCTTCAGGAACAACACAACCTATACCCCCAGGCGCAACTGTTTTATGTAAATCCAATGGATCTGAAACAGTCGTAAGTATTATTGAAAAAGGATATGCAACTATTACAGATTCAAACAGTCCTTATACTGCTGTTGCAGGAGCACAAATTTTAGCAAATACAACTTCAACCGTTATTACCGTTACTTTACCAGCCGCAGCTTCTGCTGGAGATGAAATTACAATCATTGATGCAAGAGGAACATGGGGATCTAATAATTTAACTGTAGATCGAAATGGATTAAACATTAATAGTGCAGCTTCTAACCTAACCCTAAGCAATAACGGTCAATCCATAACGTTAGTTTATGTAGACGCAACACGTGGCTGGGCCTATAAAACTAATTATACTTCATAGGAGCTACATTTATGGCTCTCTTTGAAATGAAATTTCAACCGGGTGTCGACAAGCAGGATACTGCGGTCGGAGCAACCGATCGATGGATCGATTCAGATAATGTTCGATGGAGATATAATCTTCCTGAAAAAGTCGGAGGATGGTCTTCTTTATTAACAAGCACTATTTGTGGAGTTGCCAGAAAACAACATTCTTTTGTAGATACAGATGGCAATAGATACGTAGGTATTGGAACCGATAAGTTTTTACTTATTTATTTTGAAGGAGCTGTCTATGATATTACCCCATGGCGTTCTACTAACGCTGGTGTTCAAGTTCAATTTACTTCTTCTACTTTAACGACGAATAGTACCGCACCCGGTACTTCAATTACAGTTACCACTACTTCCGATCATGGATTAGAAGTAGGAGATATGATTGCTCTAGAATCAGTAACCATGCCGACAAGTTCAACCATTAGTAAATCTGATATTGAATATACAAGTTCTGATCGACAGGTCTGTCAAGTGATTACGATTCCCAGTTCAGTTACTTTTACCATTACTTCACCGAGCGCTGAAGGCGGAGGGGGAGGCTCTGATTTAACTTCAGGAAGTGCTGCTATCGTTTCACCTTATCAAAGAATAGGACCTTCTGAACAAACTTATGGTTATGGATATGGTGTAGGAAATTATGGAGGAACTATTACAGGTTCTTTAACCAATGATTTAGATGGAGCTTTAAATGCCGATACCGCTGGAACGGGTGGCGTAGGAACTTCGGTTACTTTAACTGCTACCACTGGCTTTCCAGATCCTTCAGGAACTATAGCGGTAGGAACTATTCCCAATGCAGAATTAATTACTTACACAGCTGTTTCATCTCCTGATTTACAAAATATAACTAGAGGAGCGTTAGGAACTGCAACGCCTGGAACTTCCAATGGGCAAGCTCATGGGGATGGCACGATTGTTTATGATGCTTCAACATGGACTGGCTATGGAGAGGCGGTGAATGCCTCTAATGTTACCCTAGAACCCGGACTTTGGTCTTTAGGAAACTGGGGAGAAGTTTTAGTTGCAACCGTTGCAAATGGTAAAACCTTTACTTGGGATTCTGGAGTTGCAGGTTCTGCAAAATTTACAACACAAGCTTCCATGGTCACGACGAACTATGTAACAGCAATTAGTGGAAATGTTGGAAACCCAACAGCAAGCAGACTCACATTAGTTTCTCCAACAACTCGGCACTTAATTCATTTAGGAACAGAAACAACTATTGGAGATACCACGAGTCAAGACGATATGTTTATAAGATTCTCAAACCAAGAACAGATTAATGTCTTTGCACCCGCGGCTGATAACAGTGCCGGTACCCAAAGACTTCAAGATGGCACTAAAATTATGGGAGCCATCAAAGGAAAAGAAAATATTCTAGTCTGGACCGACAATGCTTTATATTCTATGAAATTTGTCGGAGCTCCTTTTACTTTTGGCTTTGAACAAGTCGGTACTAACTGTGGATTACTCGGTCAAAATGCATGCTGTGAAATTGATGGTGTTGCTTATTGGGTAGGAAACAATGGTTTCTTCTCTTTTGATGGTACGGTTAACTCCTTATCGTGTTCGGTGGAAGACTATGTCTATGATAGTTTTGACACTACTAAAGGACAACAAGTAGCTGCAGGAATTAATAATCTATTTACCGAAGTCGTTTGGTATTATCCAGCTGAAGGGTCAAACTACAATGATCGATATGTGGTCTATAATTATGGAGAAAAAACTCAACTCCCTACAGGAGTCTGGTATACAGGAACTAATACGAATGCTATTAGAACAACTTGGATTGACTCTATTGTTTATCCTAATCCCTATGCGACTCAATTTAATAGTTCTGGAACAGGAACGACTCCAAGTATTGTAGGAGAAACTGGACTAGGACAAACCGTTTATTTTCAACATGAAATAGGAAATGATCAAATTAATCCTGATGGAACCGTTACCACGTTGACGTCTTCTCTTCAATCTTATGACTTTGCCGTTCAAACCGATAAAGGCATGGGAGAATATTTCCTAGCAATGAGAAGATTTCTTCCTGATTTTAAAACCTTAACCGGGAAGGCTAAGGTAACCATGGGGGTTAAAAACTATCCCTCGGATTCCATAGCCGATAGTACTTATAGTCCTTTTGAAGTGCTTCCTACCTCACAAAAATTTGATACTAGAGCTAGAGGAAGATATGCTAATCTAAAAATTCAAAATGAAAACGCTGGAGAAACATGGCGTTATGGAACTTTTCAAGTTGATGTTCAAGCGGATGGGAGAAGATAATGGCAAAGATCGTAGTCAGATTACCGGAACCAAGAAAAGAATATACTGAAGATAATCAACGACAAATTAACAGAGCGATTAGTTCTGTTATAGAACAATTAAATTCAACCTATATGCAACCTGATAAGGATGATCTAGAAAGGTTTGATTTCTTTTTATCATAATGGCTAATATATATAAAAATGTCCAGAAACTATTAGATAGTACCAGTCCTACGCAGGAGATGTACGTTTCCCCAGATGAAACAACTTCTATTGTAAAGACTATTAATCTATACAATAATCATGGAAGTAATCTAGACGTCACGGTTACCATATATGACAACTCTTCAACAACCACTTTTGAATACCAAAAAATAACAGTAGATGCCAGTAATAGCGTAGATTTACTAACCTTTAATAATGTGTTAGTTCTAGAAGCTGGCGATAAAATTCAGCTGCAAGCGAGCCAAGCTAATGCTATAACAATGACCGCATCTGTGTTACAAACAAGCAGAACATAGGAAATTATGCCTTTTATAGAAACCGAAGCAAAGAGCGAATACAAGATAATAGACGGTAAAAAGACCCATGTGATTACCCCTGAGTGTGAAGTAACCCTTACTAACATGGAAACAGGTAAAGAATACTTCTCGGATAAAGAAGCTGATGACGACGTAAATGATGTTGCAACACCCACTAAAAGAGAACACATCCGAAGAGATGTACATATAAAAGTAGCTGCTATTGATCTAGGAGCTGGCAGCGGGGAACTATAAGATGATATTGACGATGAACAAAAAAACAAGTACAGTGATAGATTCAGGCGAAATCCCTGCGATTTTCATATATAATCATACAATAAGGAATTAGAAATTATGCCAGAATGGTTAGACGATTTATTAGAAGGAGCTACAAAATACGAGCCTTTAATTAAAACAGGAATTGCTGCAGCTTCTACATACCTATCCTACGAGGATCAAAAAAAGAAAAATAAGCTACAGCAACAAGCCTATAACGATTATATGGCACAAGTAGGACAAGCAGGCGACGAGGCACGAGCAGCTATTGATATAAACTATACCCCTATGACAGTATCCGGAGTACCTACAACTAAAGCCGATGTTACAGATTTTACTGCAGTTGCAGCTAGAGGTGGTTTAATGAATTTACCTAACAGACAAAGAAAGAGATATTTTGCTGGAACAGGTGAAGAAGATGTAATGGAAATTGAGGAGGAATCAATTACTCCATTCGGCCTTCAACAAGAAACAGGAATTGATCTTACTGGCGAACAAGTTAAATATGAGACAGGAAATTCTAGACAGGACGCATGGGGTGTCTGGAACTCAGGCGCAATAAATCAAGAGATATATGAATTTGATTTTGAAATCTTCTTCGATAGTGGGGATTGGATGGACAGGCTTAGAGGTCAGGCACCTGCTACAGGAAACATGCAGATGGCTTCTTCAGGGCTTGGAATAAATCCAAAAATACTAGCTGAATGGGAAGCTGACGGAGGAGCAAGTGGACCTTACAAGACTCCTGAAGAATATTATGAAGCCTATTATGGGGATATGGAGATGGTGGCTACTGGTGGTATTATTGGTTTAAGACACGGTGGAAGACCTGGATATGCTGAAGATGGATTTGTTACAGCGGACGTAGAAGAAGTAGTTTCAGAAGTTCCACAATCACAGAAGAATCTAATTGAAGGAAATCAAATGGCTGAAGATGCTATGAACAAAATTATGTATAAATTTATGGAAAAATTTCCAGGAATAGACAGCTCAGAAATGAGTATAGAAGACATGATTGCAATGCTTCAAGCCGAAGGAGTATGGGGAACTGAAGGTGCAGGAATTATGGATATAAGTGCAGGCATGGACATGATTACTCCTGAAAGTGTTAGTAGAGATACACAACGATTTGCTAGAGGAGATACTCAATGGGGTGATATACCAATGGCTCAAGGCGGAAGACCTGGGTATAGATTTGGTGATGAAGTAATAGCAGACCAAGAAGCAATAGTAAAAACTCCTAACGAAGAAGTTGTCATTAATGACATGGAAGAAATTCAAGGACAAACTGCTGGACCTGATTGGTATATTAAAAGAGTAGAACATTTAGAATTTCTAGGTTACGATTATGATGAAGCAAGTCGTATAGCCTTTAGTGATGATGAATATTATGCAATCGTAGGTGGTAATGCTAAAGGTGGATTACCAAAGAGAGTGAGAAAAGCTCCTGGAGGAATCATGAATCTAGGAGGATTAGAAAAAGATTATAGAACTACTGGTGGCTTTGTTCCAATTGGAGCATACGAAAAAAAAGATGATGTCCCAGCAAGATTATCTAAAAACGAATTTGTAATGACAGCCGATGCAGTAAGAGCTGCAGGCGGTGGAAGTATTAATAAAGGTGCGCAACTAATGTATGACACAATGAAACATTTAGAAGCACAACCACAAGCTCAAAGGATGACAGTATAATGGCAACGATGCCCGCAGGATTTGGATTACTACCCAGCGCATCTCTACAACCTTACGGTCAAGAGATACTTAAAGCAGGTATCGGGCAACTAGGGACTCCTATTGACGTTGGAGCAATGCTTCCTAAAGTTGCAGGTCAAAGTGCATTCCAACAAAAAGGTGCACAACGACTGTCCGACATGTATGGCATGGGCGACATTCAAAGAGATGCCACAGGACAAGTCACAGGTTTTACAGGGGGCACAGGAATTGCTTCTTACCAACCTTACTTAGATCAAATTTCTCAACAACAATTATTAGATCCGGCTCAAGGCTATAAAGATTTTATGTCTCCTTACCAAAAGGAAATCATAGACACGACTATGCAAGAGTATGATATCCAAGCAGGTAAAGGAAGACAACAAATTGCAGACCAAGCATATAATGTAGGAGCTTTTGGTGGAGGCAGACACGGAATTCAAGCTGCTGAATACCAAACAGGTTCCGACAG